GTTATTGTCAGGGCAGCCAGACGAGCTGAATGTGGTGGTAGGCAAAACAGACGCCGTAGCCGAGACTAAAGCCGCACGCCGCGAGAACGACGGCGAAGCATGCCGCCAGCGCGATCCGGAGCAGCAGAGCCGCGCCGTCCGCAGACTTGTGGACGCAGCCGTACCAGAAGACCAGTGCAGCCGCGACGATCAACATCCTGATCAGGGCGTGAGACATCTAGCCCTCCATCACGAAATAGCCGCGCTTGACCGCGATGCGTATGTCGCGCCGCGTCAGGCCTCGGCTCACGGCCTGCGCCAGTGTCATGCCCGGCCGCACCTGTGCCATGCGCGCATACATGGGGGAGCCGAGAAGCCTGCGCCTGCCGCGCTGATCGACGGATACCGGCGCGCTGACCGCAGCGACGCGGCGGTCGTCGGGAGTAGAGACGACGCTGCGCCGTGGCGGTGCCCGGAGCGGACCCCTGAACAATGCCAGGCACGGCGGGCAATGGGTTATGCAGCGGCCCACGAGCCGCTCAGCAAGGCGCAGCGCCGCCCGGCTGTTAATGCGCAGCAGGCAGAGCACCACGTCCGCCTGACACAGACCGGCTCGCGACATGACGTCGAACAGGTTGTCTCCGGGCACGTCGCCCGGCACCATGCCGCATTCCACGAAATAGCGCGTCATTTCCGCGCGAAGCCTGCGGTCCACTCTCGCGAGGAACCGTCTGTAGTTCTCCTGCATTCTCGGAAACCCCTCCAGGGATGATTGGATGCTACGGGTAGCAACGTGCAGCGCGGCTTGTCTGCAAACAAGTTTCATCCTTGGTTTTTCTATACCGCGCCGTACCGGCAAACACCCCGGAAATGCTACGGGTAGCGGTCCGGCGCTCCGGATTGGAGCCGTGCAGCCCGGCGCGCGGCCGTTTTGGCCCAAAAAGTTGTCCCGATTGGAGGGTCAACTAGCTGGTTTGGTCGGGGCGCGGTCCAATTTTGTCCCGATTGGACGTCCAGCGGTGCCCAAACTGCCCCATTGGAGGATGATGGAACTCCGGATTTTGCATTTGGCGGACATTTTGGAGTCCAATCGGGACAAAACGGACCGGATTTTTGGACGTCTGGTGTCCAATCTGGACAAAAACAGGGCCGCCGCCGCCTCCAGGGGGTCCAATCGGGACGAAAAATCGGTCGGTTGTGGCCCACTCGCGCAAGTTGCACACGCGAAAGTAAGCGGCGGACAACGGACGCGCGCGGCTTGCTCCGGAACGATGGAGGATCATTTCGATCAGTGGTACCAGCGGGAAACGGAAACGGATAGTTGTTAGTAGACAACGCGGCTGAAAAGGCAGTCTTGGTCCGTTGAGGCTTGTCCGGGGTTTCGTAATAAAATTGCGCGTCCAGAAGTGCCCGGTTTCATTGGCTTGGTACCATCAGTACCAAGATTATCACGGGATGGTTGTGTCGAAAAGTCCAGTGCCGGGGGATTTGGTACCACTCGTACCACTCATACCATCATTTTGCAGCTTTGCGCGCGACGCATAGACGTACACGCGGGCTACGTGGTACCGTGGTATGGACGCCAGCCGGGGCTTGCCAATCGCCGAAGTTTCAGGTTAGGCCGCCCAACTGCAATTCAGCGCAGCGCGGTTCGGGGTTCAGGGGTTCACGCGAGCGATGCCGGTTTCCAGTTCCAAGTCCACGACGAAGTCACGCATCTTCTGGACGGTCCTCGCGACCAAGTTCCAGCAGGAGCAGCGCGCGCTTCACCACGTCGAGCGTCAGGGCTTCGAGCACTACGCACCGATGACGAAGTCTCTCGTGTTCGCCGCATCGTCCAAGACGTCTTCTTCCCCCGGCTCGGGGACCGAGCGTCGCGAATTTCTCTTTCCGGGATACATCTTCGTTCGCGTCTCCGTCGGCAGCGCGGACGAGCCGCGCTCGCGATGGCGATCACTGAACGGAACGCGCGGCGTCGCGCGCATGTTCCTCCACGATGAGCTGCCGGTGCGCGTCCCCGATGGGGAGCTCGACTACTTCCGGAAGCTGGAGGACGCCAGCGGTTTCGTCGTGCTACCCTCGCCGATCGGGACGGGCTCGGTCGTATCCATCTTGCGCGGCCCGCTGGCCGGGCTTCGCGGCGTCGTGGCGGGCATGGACACTCCGGCTCGCTGTCGCATTCTGACCACGCTATTGGGGCGGTCCCTCGAGACCGTCCAGGATCGCCGATCGCTCGCGTTGGCTTGAACCTCGCGCGAGCAGGTCGGTCCTCTACCGCAGACCATCCGGGGCCCGGCAGCCTGGATCGGTCTGCGGTAGCTCATCTCATCGCTCCACGCCATCACTCATCAGGGAACGCCCGCCGCACTCATGGCTCGCAGGAATACCAAGACCGACGACACGGCAGCGCCGCGAAGGCGCAAGCTGACGACGGCCGAGCGCGAGGCCAAGACGGCCGCGAACCGCGAGGCGCACCGCCGGCGGAACGAGGAGCGGGACGCTGCGGCACAGGTGGCGCGCGACGCCAAGAAGCAGATCGAGGCCGCCGCCCGCGAGGCCCGCCGCGCCATACTGCATCCCGACCTCCCGGAGTTCGTGGAGCGCCACACGATCTGCACGCAGGACATCTTCGAAGAAATCTGCATGCGGATGGCCGACGGCGAGCGGTTCAATCACGCATGCCACGACATCGGCATCAGGAAATACTGGGTCCACGCCTTCTTGCTGGCGAACCCGGAGAACCGCCCGGTGCTCGACGCGGCCAAGCGCATGCAGGCGGAGTCGTGGGCCGACACCATCATCGAGCTCGCAGACGTCGCGACGCCCGAGGACGTGGCCGTGGTCAAGACGCAGATCGAGACGCGCAAGTGGATCATGGGCAAGAACTCCTCGCGCTTCGCCGAGCGGAGCACGGTTGCGGTGGAGGACAATACGAAAAAGAAGCTGGAGATGACGATCAAGCCGGGCATGACCGCAGCCGAGGCCGCCGCCGCATACGCGGTGACGCGCCGCCAGTTCAACGGCGAAGAATGATGGTCACCCGAAAGCTGCGCCGCGCCACCGGCCGCTATTTCCACTGGTGCCCGGCGTGCCGCGAGCTGCATCCTCTCCCGGACAAGTGGTCGTTCAACGGCAACGTCGAGCGCCCGTCGTTCTCGCCCAGCTTCCGCCAGCACACGACGCGCGGCGAGTGCCACTACACCATCGCCGATGGACAGATCCACTTCTACGCGGACAGCTACCACGGCCGCGAGGATATCGTGACGATGCCCAATTTCCCGACGCAGGACGACCAGCGGTGAGCGGCGTCTGGCAGCCCCGCGCCACTGCGCCGACGGACGGGACTCACATAATCGTTCGCTGCGGTCCTTACTCCAGCACCTGGACTTATCTGCAGAGCCCGCCGTGCGTGGTCCATTATTGGGGACACCCAGGAGAGGAGGGGTTCTATCTCAGCTCCGGACTGGTCGAGGGATCGCACAACGATGTGCCGCAGGCGTTCCTCGAGTGGCGGCACATTGACGCCGATTTGGGTGTCCCGTGAACAGCGCGGCCCGCAAGATCGCCTGGAACCCGGTGTACGAGGACGTCTTCGCGTGGCGTCAGCAGCAGCTCGGCATCTTCGCCGACGAACCGCACGCGGCGGCGCACGCCCGCGAGTACTACAAGACCAACCCGGTGGCGTTCATCGAGGACTGGTGCGACACGTTCGATCCGCGGAACTCGGGCACCGGCAACCTGACGACCATGCCGTTCAGGCTGTTCCCGAAGCAGCGCGAGTTCATCGAGTTCCTGTACTCCTGCCTCCAGGAGGAGGCCAACGGGCTCGTCGAGAAGAGCCGCGACGTGGGGGCGACGTGGTTGTGCGTCGCGTTCAGCGTCTGGATGTTCCTGTTCATCGACGAGGTGAGCGTCGGCTGGGGCAGCCGCAAGGCGATGCAGGTCGATCGGCTCGGCGACATGAGCTCCATTTTCGAGAAGCTGCGCCGCATGCTCCGGACCATCCCGGAGTGCTTCCGGCCCAGCGACTTCAGCGAAGACAGCATGGCGTTCATGAAGATCTACTCCAACGCCACGGGCAGCTCGATCACCGGAGAGTCCGGCGACGACATCGGTCGCGGCGGTCGTACCCGCATCTATTTCAAGGACGAGTCGGCGCACTACGAGCATCCGGAGTCGATCGAGGCCGCGCTGGGCGACACCACGCGCGTCCAGATCGACATCAGCTCGGTGAATGGCCTGAACAACGTGTTTCATCGCAAGCGCGAGGCGGGCCTGGACTGGGCTCCGGGTCAGCGCGCGGTGTCCGGCCGCACGAACGTGTTCGTGTTCGACTGGTCCGACCATCCGCTGAAGACGAAGTCGTGGTACGACAAGCGCCGTCAGGACGCGGTGGACAACGGCCTTCTGCACCTGTTCGCGCAGGAGGTGGACCGCGACTATTCGGCGGCCATCGACGGCATCATCATCGAGGCGGCGTGGGTTCGCGCCGCGATCGACGCGCACGTTGTTCTCGGCTTCGACGACAGCGGCGAATGGTGCGCGGCCCTGGACGTTGCCGACGAGGGCATGGACACGAACGCGCTGGCACTGCGCAAGGGCGTCATCCTCAAGGACGTCGACGAGTGGGGCGAGCGCGATACCGGCGTCACGGCGCGGCGGGCGGTGGACGCGTGTCGCGGCGTCGTCGGCATCATGGAGCACCTGTATCTCCAGTACGATTGCATCGGCGTCGGCGCCGGGATCAAGGCCGAGACGAACCGGCTAATCGAGGAGGGGCTCATGCCGCGCGGCGTGAGCATGGTGCCGTGGAACGCCGGTGGCGAGGTGATCGACAAGGACAAGCGCCTGATCCCGGACGACATCGAGTCGCCGCTGAACGGCGATCTGTTCACGAACATCAAGGCTCAGGCGTGGTTCATGCTGGCGCGGCGGTTCGAGCGCACGTATCGCGCCATCCGCAGCAAGGCACCGGACGCCACCGAGATGGAGCGCGCGTTTACCTGGAAGCCCGACGAGCTCATCTCGATCCCGTCCGGACTACGCCTTCTGCGCAAGCTGGAGAAGGAGCTCAGTCAGGCCACGAAGAAGATGGGCGCTCGGCTCAAGATGATCGTGGAGAAGGCCCCGCCCGGTGCCAAGTCGCCCAACATCGCGGACGCGGTGGTGATGGCGTTCTTCCCGATACTCGTTCGCGACTTCTTCATCTCGCGCAGCGTGCTCGAGCAGTCGCGCATCAAGACGCGTCGTCGGTAAACCAAGAAAGGTACTGGACAATGTCGTGGTCGTATCACAAGACTGGTCGCTCCGAGACGGTGCGCAGGGACGCGGCGGAGAGGCTGGCCGAGACCGCCAAGCACTGCGCACACATTCCGGCGGAAGCCGCCGCCGTGCGCGCCTTCGCGTCTGCCGTCGACGCCGCGTGCGAGGCCGCTCCGGAACAGGCGTTCCTCGTGTCTGGCAGCGGCTCGGCGTGGGTCGAGGGCGGCAAGGTTCGCGGCATGAACTTCACCGCCAAGATCGAGCTCATCGATCTCACGTGACCAATCAACTCCCGGAGACACTCCGTTGAGCAGCAAGAAGAAAGTGGCGGCCCGAGCTAGGCCCGGCAGCGCGACGCGGCCCGACAAGGCAGCGTCGCGCGCGCTGGCCGCAGCCAAGCGGGCACGCGCCGCCAAGCGCGCCCTCAAGACCGCCGAGAAGGCCGCCCGGACCCGCGCCGAGGAGCAGGCCGCAGTTGCCCGCGCCCGCAGCGCCAAGGCCGAGGCGCTGGCCGGAGCCCGCGTGCGCCCTACCAAGCGGAACCAGCTCGCCTTCACGCCCGCGTCGCATCCCCCCGGCGTTGCGCCCGAGAGGTTGATGGCTCACGACGAGCAGCTCATGGCTCCGCTGGCATGGGCAGCACAATCCGTCTATGCCGGTGCGTTCCAGGAGGGACTGACCTTCCTCGGATACCCGTATCTCGCCGAGCTGTCGCAGCGCCCGGAGTACCGGCGCATCGTCGAGGTCGTCGCGACCGAGATGACCCGCAAGTGGATCACCATCAAGTCCAAGAGCGATGACGACGACAACAAGAGCGAGAAGATCGACAAGATCCAGGCGGCCTTCGAGAAGTTCAAGGTGCGCGAGGTGATGCAGAAGAGCGCGGAGACCGACGGCTTCTTTG